CCCACCGTTCACCCGGTGGGGCCAATAGAGCGCCTGGTTACTGCTACCGGTTTTTCCCGGACGTACCAGAGTGCTTTCATTGGTGTCGGGACTGTAGGGCGTCGTCCATTGCCCAAGTCCAAATACGTTAGTTCTCCTTTTGGCTTTCTTAAAGCCACATTTTTTCCGTCGGCAATCACTGCCGCCGCTTATCTTCACTGGATTAGTAAACTGTGTAGACCCAAGGGTGTTCATCTTTCTACGATTGAGTACTTGCGTGCTCTAGAGATTTTGAAACGTGAGTTTTCCCCCTACGTTGTGGGGGGCCTCACAGAGCTTGAAGAGGTCCTTAAGTTTATCGATTGGGACAAATCCCCCGGTTGGCCTTATGTCAATGAGGGATGTTCCTCTAAACGTGAAGCGTGGGCCAAATATAGTGAGGAGATCACTTCTCGTGCTATGGCCCTCGTTCGTGGTGAGTATGTTGAATGTATCTTTATTGCTACTGTTAAAGATGAACTATTACCCGCCGGAAAGAATCCGCGAATATTTCTCCCTGCCCCTTTTCACCATCAAATTGCTTGTGCAATCTTGTTTAAGAAGGCTTGTGATTCTCTAATCGCCTCCTGCCATCGCCATGCGAGCGCCATTGGCGCGAACATTTTTGGTAGGGGGCTTGAGCGATTGCTTCGTAGCCTTGACTCGTTACCATTTGCGTTCGATGCTGATCAGACCGGATGTGATACTTCTTGGAAAGATGCGGAACCTGAACGAGACTTTATGAAGGAAGGGATTCCTTCCGAATACCATGCCGGGGTTGATATGTTGTTCAACCTAGCCATGTGTCCTAAAGTCATAGTTGGTGACCGTATTTTGCAACTTGAATTGAATCCATCCGGCTGGTATCTTACAACTGTCGTCAATACTTTGATGACTTTTCGTAGTGTTCTTGCCGCTTATTTGGATTTGGCTCCTGAAGCCGAAACCATAACGTCAGCGCGTGAGCACTTGAAACAAGTTGTTGGTGGGGATGATTTAGCTTATTCTACTGATCGGTCGTGGTTTGACGTTGTGTCTTTGTCACATGAGCTTGCTCGCAGGGGTATGTACCTTGAGAGCAATGTGTTGACTCCTCGTCCTGCCATGACCCTTACGTTTTTTTCTCACACGTTACAGGTTCGTTCCGTGGGCGACGGCCGAAAGGTCTATGTTGCCTGCGGTCGTCTAGGTAAAATTTTGTCAGCCTTCAATTATCTTAAGAAGAATGAAGGTAAAATCGACTGGCAGCGCAATGCTAGCCGCGTTGTTGGACTTATGTTTAACCTTTGGCCTTATCGTGTTGAGTACGATATTATGTTCCCTTATTTGTATCACCT